CCAAATGCGATTGCACAAACTGCTGGATCACCTGATGCTGAATCATTAAATATTAAACAACCGTTAGCTGTAAACGAAGCTGATGTCCAAGAAACATCTGCAAAATCACAACAAGCTGTATCAGTAGATAAAGCAGGAGTTACACTTGTAAGTGCTTTTCCTTTTGCAGAATAAGCAGATCCTGATGTGTTAGATATTTCGTTTGATGAACTGTAAGCTGTAGTTGATTTATTTAAAGTAGCACTACTTGTGTATAAAGCTAAATTAAATGTGTTTCCAGACGATGCTGTAAAATTATGTATGCCTTGTAAAACTTCTGTTTTAAAACTGTTACATACTGCCGATGTTATTGCCATAATTTTTCTCCTTATTAGGGAGACGGTGATTTGACTTGTATTCTGACAGTTCCGTCAGTGTAATCGTCTCGTCTTCGTCTTCCAAGTTGCATACCTGCAAACTGTTGTACTGCATTTTTATATCTATTTTCATAATAAGTCAACATATCCATTGGACCTTTTAAATACCCAAAAGCTTCTACTAAACATGCGTATAAGAGCCCTTGAGGAAAGTATTGACTAAGATATGTAGTTGTTGTGCTACCAGATAACCCATCAGGCATTTTGTTGTAATAAACTCTAAATTTATATGCTGCATCGGGTGTAGGAGCTATATACATACCCCCTGAAGTAGTGTCTGAAGTATTTGTAGCACCCCCAAACATTGCATAATATTTTGGAAAACCTGTAACATCCTGTGCTGTTAAATCCCCTTCGGGTCCTGTTAATCTGTCTGTATATTCTGATAAATATGTTTGATCTTTTTTCTCTAACCAAGTTCCAGTACCGGTGGTTGCTGAAGTAGAATTAAACACCTCTACACCTCTAATAAATAAAGCTCCAGCAGGAGAATTAATTGTATTATTATCTGTAGATAAAGTACCTTCTTGAACAAATCTTTGAGAGTCCATAGGAAGCTCTTGATAAATTCTAAACTCAGCATCCTCTATAAATCTATTTATAACAGATGCTGTAAGTACATCAGAATCTACTTCTGTGTAGTTTCTAATATCTGTTGTTAAATTTGCGTATGTTGTTCCTGCCATAATTAACCTCTATCATTTATTGGGCCGTATGTACACTGCAAACCACCACCTGCTAAATATGTGCCAGCTACAAAATTCATACCTATGGCAAGAGCTGGAACTAAATAACTATTTTCTTCTGTAACAGTTGTATTAGCGTCATTAACGTAAGTAGTTTGTACCATTGTAACAGGTCTAGAACCATATACTTTAGCTCCTATCGGATGAGAACTTGCTGTTGTTTTTTTAGGACTAACTCCTCTATAAGGAGCTGAAGTACCTCTTGAAACCACATTAAAAATATTATCAGTTCTGTTTCCTCCAGTATATTCAATTACTTCGTTTTCAAACATGCCTGTCTCACTATTGACTTTTTCAATTATCATAAAACCTGAAGAAGGCCATGTATCACCTAACGTAGTAACAGTCGGCATATCATCTAAAGTAATTGTTGTATCAGTTGCATTTATTGCATTAGTTAAAGTTGTTGCTAATTCTAATTCTACCACCTTGTAATAAACGGATCCGTCAGCTTCAAGTAAAGGAGTTTTAATATTTCTAAATCTAACATAATCTCCATTTACTAATCCACTATTGGGTGCATTAACACTAAGTGCTGTTTGTGTAGGAACGAGATTAGTAGAACTAAGTTGAAAAGGATTTTCTGGTAAAAAATCTTCTGTTGGAAATTCTGTTCTTGCAGGTCTTGCTCTTTGTAAAGCTTGTGGATCTGCACTTGTAGGTTTAGGATCTAACTGTGGTTGTTTCGGCTCGTACTCTGAAACATGGACCAAGGCACCATTCCATTCTCTAACCATTTCATTATATGGAAAAGCCATACCTGATCTATCTGATATCGCTAATGCAAATTTACCTTGTGCAAAACTACTCATTATACTCCTGGGTAATATACTTTAGGTGCTATGTAAGTTGAGTTAGAAGAACCATCTTCATCTTCTGCTCTTAATAATTCATCTTCATATAACATCTTTAATTCTTGTGTTCTTTGTGGTGCGTATTTTACTGATAGGTAATAAGCTAAACCTGAAATCATACATGGTACAAATCTATAAGGTACATCAGTTGCATTCGTGTAAGCACCTACATCATCAATTCTTTTTGTATAATAAAAATTTATAAAGTTTCCAGCTTGTGAACTACCTGGAGTTAAATATAAAGTCATAGTTGTTTTATCTATAAATCTTTGTATCCAATATTGTGTAGGTAAACCTAAATCTGTTTTATTAGAAAATGCTTGATACTGCGATCTACTAATTCTTGTCATAGGTGTATCAACATTAGTTGATGCAACTCTATAACTAGCTTCTTGAATATCTGTCATTCCATTTGGAAATTGAACAACTGTATCACCAGTGTTGTGAGTAGCTGCTGTGCTACCGTTAACACCTCTAACACACCCTGTTAAATTTAATGAAGAAATTCCAGAATAAGTAATTTGTTCGGTACCAATAAGAACTATACCACCGGTCGTAGGCATTCCTGTAACAGAAGCAACACCGATTGTGGTAACTGCAGCATTTATTCCTGCAGACAGAGTTGTACTAATACCGCTTGATGTACCGTCGGTCGGGGATCTATAAAAAGTATAGACTGCTTGACCGTTTACTAAAGCTACACTTTGGTTTTTAACTTCCCAAAACTGTAATCCTCTATTCCCCCATTCAGAAAATAAAATATTTAAAGATCGTTTCGCAGTTTTTAATTGATAACCAGAAACACCCTGCATACCAATACGTTCATATGCATCTTCAATAATTTCATCTATTCCGAGATTCTTATCAAAAACATAAGAACCCGAGGTTACGTTAGCCACTTAGACCTCCTATCCTGCTGTTAAATTAGGACCAGAATATTTGTCTGTCAATAAAGTGTAAGCAGTGACATTTGTTTTAGTTTTACAAAAAATCCCTTTTGGAAATAAAATTCCATCTTCAGGAAAATTAAAATTAATTACATCACCTGTTGGAACATCTGCAAGAAATAAAGTTGTTCCTGAATTCGATGTTGTTGTAAGTTCTAAAACACCTGCGCCTCCACCATCAGAAGCAATAATTATACCTCTTAATCTTACTGGTGGTTCTATAATAGCTGTTGCGCCAGCTGCTGCTGCGGATCTAGTTGCTTGTATATCATTTTTAAACGACATTTGTTTCTCCTTATATTTTATGTGGGGCCGAAGCCCCACACTAATTATTTATTACGCTGCAAATGCGAACGCACCTTTAACAGCTAAAGGGTCTTTAGATGAGTCTAAGCCAACATGCCATAAACCATCTTCTGTGCAAGAAAAGTACACAATAGATCCTATTGTAAAGAAGTTTGTAGTTGCGTTAGCTGCAGTAAAAACTAAAGAACCTTCGCCTGCTGTTGATGTATCATAAGAAACATTGTCAGCTGCTCTAGTTTCAATTAGAGTTCCTGTAACCCATGCATCAGTTCCTAATGCATCAAAAGTTAAAGTGTTTGTTCCACCAGTAGTGTCTACTCTTTGAACATAAGCTACTCTTGTTCCAGATGTAGCTGCAGGTAAAACCATTGAACAAGCTGCTGCGCCTGTAAAGTTTACCGTGCTAACTTGGTCTGCAGGTAGAGCAACTCCAGCACCTGCAGAAACTGCAGCGTGAGTCATACCAACAAAATCAAATTTTACGTTTAAGTAGTTAGGTGTAATTACACCAGTTGTTGCGTTTTTTACTATAGACTGAAAACCGTTTTCCGATCTTACTGGTCCTGTAAATGTTGTGTTTGCCATATTAATATCCTCCTAGATATCTGAATACTGTCCCTAGGGTTGTCGACTATACGCGTCAGCATTCATTATTTATTAAATGTATAGTGAGTTATTTATATATTAGATTTTAGTAGAGTGCAAGAGATCCTAAGGTATTTATGCAATTTCAGCAGTGTAGC